CTCAGCAAGTTCTTGCAATCTATTACATTTTATCGGTTTCATACCTATATTATAGCTTGCATTGCATTCAAGATTGCATACAGGGACAAGATTAACACAATTATCTATTAATTTCCCCCAATACTTTCGATTAACCTTTGTATTTGCAATTCTATGAGCTATTTGTGTCGCTGGTTTACCACACCTTTGACATATTCTGCCGTCGATAGCATATCTTTTCTCATATTCAGCTTGTCGCTTTTTATCCATTATTTCTCCAAAAAATTAAGTTATTATTTATCAATTGTTTAGTTAACTTCTTGCATCGGTAGAGTATCATTAAAATGCACCATAACTTTTCTTAGGCATCCATTGAATTGGCTCTTCATATGTTGCCCAATTGCAAAAAGCATCTAACCATTAGGCATCCATTGAATTGGCTCTTCATATGTTGCCCAATTGCAAAAAGCATCTAACCAATGAGTTAATGTAGGATTTTTTTTATCCATTTTGCCTTCATTATCAACTCCAACTTGCTCAATATCTCTAATCAAGTTTTTACATCTCGGATGTATGAAAGCCCTACGAATACCTTTACCATTACAAAAAAGCCTGTTAATACAGTTTTGACGGTTTCTAAAGCTATTATCTCTTGCATACCTTATTGAGTATCCATACTGCTCCATTATATCAAAATTGCTCTTTAAAGATGAAGTACTGCGAGAACCGCCTGTTGAGTCAGGATATAGTATTTGGACATCTTTATATTTATTTTTTATATAACTACAAAAATAATCAGTACTCGCAGTCTTCAGGTGTATTTCATCTCTTACATAAACCTCCTCACCATTGCTTTGTATTACAACTCCAGCAAATGGATTTATGTTAAAATCATTACCAATTACGGACGGAATAGCTTCGAATTTGGCATCTAAATCCTTTATATTGTCTCTTGTAAATGCATAGCAAAATAACATTTGATTTATGTTTACAAATTCTCCTTCGATATATTGCTTAATTAAAGTTGCATCGTAATTCTCAAACAGACTCTTAACATAACTACTTGGCAAATAATGGTTGTCAGTAGTTTTAGCTTTAATTAGTTTGCCGACTTTTTTAGCTACAAATAATTCATAGGTATATTTGTATCCTTCTGGAGTTGTCACAATACTTGCCGTCCCGTTCTCAGCTCCAGAAATTCTCGCTAATGCTTTCTGCCACAATTCAGGCTGATTAGCATATCTAATTGTATCAAACTCATCTATGATGAAATCAGTACTTTCAAAGCCAACTATTCGGGTGGGATTATCTCCACTCCTAAACATTATCTCACCTTTGATATACTCGTGAATAATTATCCGCATATCTTGTTTTTGAAATGTATATTTAATATTTTTCTTCTCTAAGTATTCAGTGAATAGAGGAATATCGACATCTGATAACAATCTGTAAGTCGGAGCTATTAATAATAGTTTTACCTTACCTTTTCTAAGTAGTGAAAGTTCAATGTATTTGTATAAAATCGCCCTTGTTTTACCACTTCGAAATCCTCCAACTATTGCAGTATTTCTATGTTTAGATTGTGCAAATTCTTTCTGATGCGGTAAAAGCCCTTTAACTATCATAAATATTCCAGTGTTTTGATTTGAGTATCATTAAATCCCTTTTGCTCTACTTTGTCCGATTGTCCTAAGTATTGCTTACCTAAGAAAATACACATTGTAACATTCCCATTAAAAGCTAATGCAAATTGTTTTCGTCTTAAAGATATTAACCCCTTTTGACATTTCTTTTTGTAGTACTCCGAAAAAGTTACTTTATGAACTTCTTTCACTCTATTCTCTATAGTGTCAACACTACAACCGAAAAAACCAGCTATTTCCACTAAGGTGCATTGAATTTCACAAAGTTTGTCGAAATGCTCAAAATCTATATTTATACGAGGTCTTCCCATTTTTTTACCCATTGTTAGCTCCTTTCTCAATCTTTTGTGAGATTCTATAGCCGTCTACATACATTTCATTTATTGGTAATCCGATTAGTTTCAACAGTGCATCTTTTTTCTTTTGATTTTCGCACACTACATAAAAGTAATAATCAGCACTATTTGCATCTTTGTATTTATCGTTCATTTTCTTTCGTTCTGCTTTAATCTTGTTTAGTTTTTCTTTATCCTGCTTAACTTCTTCTGTGTCAGTATGTTCCCCAACAAAAGTGCTATTATCACTAAAAAACATATCCATATCGGACTCTTCAAAACCCATATCATCAAAATTAGTTTCATCCACAAGAGTTTCTAACAAATCATAATCCCAATCACCTTGTGCTGATACATTGTTTAAGAAGACATTCATTTCTTTTTCTTCTTTCAACGATATATCTACTTCTGACATTGTTAATAGATAATCATTCTTTGGATACTTTTCCAATTTGTCTAATTGTTTAATTCTCTGATGCCCTGCCAATAAGGTCATAGTTCTTTTGTTATATATTAATGGCGACACTAATCCTTGATTTTTTATTTTCTTTTTAAGCTTCTTTTCAGCTTCTTTGTTAATTACTCTTGGATTGTATTCCGCCAATTTTATAGTTGACCTTGCGACCTCAACTATTTTGTAATTTTGATATTTGCTTTGTTTCATATCTTTTCAACTCCATATCAACTAATGGAAAGTTTTGTTTAATTTTCTCATAATCTTTTGCAAAATATTTTTTAATTATTACTAAATCTTGTGCTTCCAACGACCTGAATGAATAACCCAATTTTTTATATTCTGGAGTCAACTTTATTCGTCTCATCTTTATGTATCTCATTATATCGCTTTTCTTCCAATATGCAATGGGAAAAATTCTTCCTCTTGCATTGTCAATAGTTCCACTTTTCTTAATCATTGCCCTTCTTACAAAACTATCATAAATTCTTTCACCACCAGCTATCCAATATATTCCTGTTTCATTTCTAACATAATTATAAATATCTTTTACTGATACAATTTGCGAATTCCAGTCGGCTGACCTGAAAGTTCCTCTCCTATAAAAATCTGATAATGTAAAATGTGGGACTCTAATTATTTCAATATTATATCTTTTCTCTATATAATCAAAATATTTTTCTTGAAACTCCAAATCTTTTACCAAATACATAAAAAATGCTTTTACTTTTTTATAAAATTTTACACTTAAGTCCAAAACAACAGACGAGTCCTTGCCACCTGTAAAAGCGACAAGAACTGAATCTGTGATTTTTGCAGAAGTTCGCAGGACTTCAGTTTTAACCTCCACCCTTACCGCCTCGACTCTTTCGTCTCAATACTTTTTTCCACTTTGAACTTCGAGACCCTCTGGTTTGCGAGGTACTGACTCCCGAACTTCTTTCGATACCTCTCTGAATTGCTGATTTTGGCATCTAACTCACCCCCTTCTATATTATAAAATTTTTTAAAAAAAAGTGCTTGACTTTTTACTAAAAATAATATATATATATTGTATGAAGTACAAAGCATTATCATTAATACAGCCCGCCGCATCTCTATTAGCGATGGGCGAAAAAACAATTGAATACAGAAAATACTCGACTGAATATAGGGGGCTTGTATTGATTTGTTCGAGTCAAAAAAAGTGCATAATAAACGATGAAATTTTACCATCTGGGTATGTTTTAGGTTCGGCATATTTGGACTCGATTAATAAATTTGATAAATCTAATCTTGAAAATGCTATTCTTGACAAGAATTTTGATTTCTCTCAAGGCTTCGCTTGGCACTTCTCTAATTTTATCGAATACCAACCATTTAAAATTATTGGCAAACCCAAACTTTTTTCTATTGATATTGATAAAAATAAACTTATACAATGTCGTGACCATTTTGAATGGTTCGCAAATAATTAGTTTAGCGTTTTTATCGTAAAGTTTTATTCCCGCTATTGGCTTTTCAATTATTTTCATTGTTTATCCTGTATATTAGTAGTTTCTTATCTGTTTTGTTTTTAATGTCGCTCCAACTAATAAATTTAAATTCATTATCTGATTTTCTCATTTTAAATAATTCTTTGTGAGTTTGTGTCAATTCGTATAAATCTTTTGTCCTTATAACTCCTAATGATAACAGTTTGTTTTCGTTTCTATTATTTAGATATGCTTGTAATGTTAATGCTGGATAAAACTCACCATTTTCGATGTTTTCTATTCGTTTTTCGTACTCTGTTTTTGAGCCTGTATGTCTTTTATATCTTATTGTAAAAGTATCCCAATTATTCCCCCATTGAACTCGACTTGCAACTCCTCTCAATGCTTTATCTCTCAAAACAATTAAATCAATACCACTATATTTATCCAATAGATTAAGAATTTCATTGTCGCTATTTTCAACTGAATACAATTCTCCACTTATAAATTCGTTAATCTTTGGTATTATAATCTCAATTGCTTTTGATGTCGCAGTTAAGTCTTTTGTCCAATTATTATAATACTTCACAACCTCTTTCCTTTGCAATTTCTAAATTTTCTCTTGAAATGTCGCAACCTATTACTTGTCTATCTAATTTTGCACCCATTAATAGAAAAGTGCCAGTGCAAGCAAATATATCAAATATCTTATCATTTACCTTAGTTGAATGTTTTATAAGTCTTCTTGCTAATTCATTTGGTTTCTGCCAAATATGATGTCTGTCGCCTTGCCGACCGTCTGGAGCGTTTATATCTTGAACACTAAACATTTCATTTGTTATTGAAGTATCCAATGGATTACTATCCTTTGAGTATAAATGCAAAACCATTTGATAATTCAAGTTGTATTTCATATTTGGAGTTTTGCCTAATGTATTTCTATAAGTCCAAATCAAAGGATTGTCTAATATAAATCTATTCTGATTTAACAATATCTTTAAATATGTTTGTAACTCTTTTGGATAAGCACCTATACATATATATACTCTACCATTATCTTTCACTTTTGGCAACGCTTTATTTATCCAATCAGTTGCAAACTCTTCAATATTATCAATATCAGTTGAATAAGGCGGGTCTGTTATTAGTAAATCTTGACTTTTATCTTCAATTCTATTAAGAAAATCTTTATAGTCTTCGCAATATATTTCAGGATTAAGTTTTATCTCTTTTTTGTAGTCTGCAATAATTTCAATTTTCTTTTCTTTTAATTGCTCTTGCTTTTCAACTTTTTTAATATCAGAATATGCTTTATGTATGCTTATTTCACCTCGTTGCAATTGTTCTTTTACTTCTGGAGTGGCTTGTTTTCTTACAATATCGGCTTGTGCTACTTTGTTACTACCCCAGTTTAAATCCTTAGCTATTTTACTTTGTGTGTTTATTGTTTCTATGACTTTAGCGTTTTTCGCTAAAGTCATAGAAGTTTTATTGCCTGTTGGAGTTTGTAAATTCTCTTTTGCTTTCTTTACATACAATTCTCTTTTCTTTTCTAATAGTTGATATTTCTGCCAATCATTAAGATTTCGCCTTGCAAGCTGATTTGTTATTATCCAATTTATAACACTATCTATATTATCAAACTCTTTTTGTTGAGTTCTTATTTCAATGTTATTATCTTTACAAATGCTATACCTATTATGTCCATCAACTAAAGTATCTCTCCAAACTATTAACGGCTCTCTTAATCCTTCACTAATTAAGCTTTCTCTAAGCAAGCCATATTCGTTTGCAGTTAATGCTGGGATTATATCTCTTATTTCGTTGTTAATTATCATTAATATATATCCCCCATTTCATCAGCTTGGGGAATGTAAAAATCCATTTCTAAGCTCATAAACTGCCTTATTTTTTCAATGTATTCTGTAAATTGTTTAGTATTAAGTGAGGCTGTGCTAACATAACTCATTGTTTCGCATCCTAATAGCTCTATTTTCAAAGCTAAAAATTTCGTTTTGAAGAATTCGTGATAATTTTCTTGAATATCACCAAATTCTGCACTAATGAAATTCAATATCCACCAGTAATATTTGTTTTGGCTTATACTTCTGATGTTTCTGAATTTTTTTATCTCCCATACTATAGTCGAATTTTCAAGACTTGTCAAGAGGTTTTTATATAAATTTTTATTATCAGGGATTAGAATCCCATTTTTTACAATGCCTTTACCTTTCATATCGCAATCCCTTCAAAGCTTCTTGTATTTGATTTAATGCGGCTTTTGGGAATGCTTTATGTATTTCTTTAGTAATAACATATTTTTTCTTATAAAGCACCTTTTCACCTCTAAAATTTTGCGCATACCAAGTAACTTTGTGTTTATTTATCCAAGCTATTATTTTATCAGCAATCTCTTTTTTAATTCTACGCTTTTCTGCTCGCATCAAATCGCTTATTACACCCATACCTACATTTCCATACATTTCATTCAATTTTCTAATTAAATTCCACCGCCAGTTGCCGTCTTTCAAGTTTTTATAAACAGGCTCCAACCTATCATAATCTTTATACAATTGTTGTTTATCAATATCAAGTTCTAAAGTTTTTACGCTTGTTATCCTTTCTAAATAGTATTTTCTTGCTAAACATATTTCTTTAAATTCTGGAGTGCATCTTAAATTATTGCAAGTAAATCCGCAGTTATTCATTTTAACCTACCTTTAAATCTTAATTTCTTTCAAAGGTGGGCATTCTTTATATAACTTCTCAACATCTCCGCCACTATTAATAAAATATTTTAAAATACTCTTTTTTCGATACTTATTAAAAACCTTCATTGTCCACGCTAAAGATTCTATTGAATACCTCCCGAAATCCTCCGCTGCACAATCTAATGGATAAAAACCATCAATTTCATCTAATAAACTCGAATATAAAATAAATTCATTTGCCGAGCTTAAATATTTCTTAATCATTTCACCACTATAAACAATTGGTTGCGTAAATTTAGCTATAACTTTACCCTTCGATGTTATTGTGCTATATATAGTTTCTTTTACTTTTCTTTTTTTAGTTTTTTCAATAGTCGCATTGTATATCCTACGATTTCGCTGATACATTTTCTCATTACTTCTACCAACTTTTAATAAACTTTTAATTTTATCTTGATCGAAATTATTTAATCTTTTCAATTCACTGATAAAATATCTTCTACATATTTCGTTAAATTTAATATCTTGTTTTAATAAATGTTTCATAACTTTTTTCATAATACTACCTCCTTAAAACGGCGTATATTCATAATCATTTGTGTCAATTATTTTGTCTTTTCGTAGCTTAGAATCTTCATCATTGTATCCATTTGGATAACGAAGTCTAAGCTTTTCGATATTCTTCTCCAAAACATAATCTAAGTTTATATCAAGTTCATCTGATAAAACTGCAATGTAATAGAGTAAATCCCCTATTTCCTCCGATATTGCATTAATCTGAATACTTTTATCATTATGATAATATTTGTGTTTAATCCATTCGGCAAGTTCACCAGCCTCACCTGCAATTCCTAACATTGCTTCGTTAATTCTATCCATTTTACAATTTTTCTTTTTCCAAGTTCTTAAACATTTTAATTTAAACTTTTCTAAGTTCATTTGACCTCCTCTATCATTAGCCATTTATTACCCCTTTATAAGTAGTTTTTTTTAATATTATCATTATAAAACCGACAATTATCACAGTTTTCACCATTATCTACCATTCCACAAGCAAGATAATTGTAAAAAGTATTATATATGCATATTTTCAAATTATCTTCAATGTCTTCTATACCTTCTATACATATTTGTTCATCCTTAGTTTTCTCGATTTCTACATTTTCTATATTGTAATAACATTTTTCTACGCAAAATTTTTCATTTGCGTATGCATCTTTTGGACAAGCCCCCTGCTTTAGGCATTTTGATAGCTTTTTAGCATCTTCTTTTCTGCAATATATTTTTATCATTTGTTACCCTCCTTTTTTTTCTCATTATTCAAATAATCCCAAAGCTTGTCAGTATTTGAAATATCAATAAAATTGTTATGTTTGTCTCGAAAACAATTTTTGGTATAATCAAATCCAAAATCTAATTTATAACAATAAAAACAAATTACGCTTTGTTCAAAATCAGTAGAATCATTCATTTCATTTTGCAATATTCTTATCAACATATTGGATAAAATAGAATTGTTTGGAAGTAAATTAGCTTCATGAGCATTGGGAAATGCATCACCTAAATTAATGCTAACATTTTTATCATAGTTCATTTGCTTTTCTAAAGCTTCAATAGCTTCAATAAATATTTTCTTTTCCATCATTTTTCTCCTTTACACAAAAACCATTTATGTCATTGTAGCAAAATCTATTTTCTTTACAATCCTTGCAATATACTACAATTCCTAAATTGCAATCTGTAGGCAAATCATCACCAAAGCAAGCAAAAGGGTTGTCTATATCGCAACAACATCCATTATGTTCTTTATAAAAACCTGTATATCCATTTTTTTTGGCAAATTCTAAAACTACTTTTTCAATTTTCATCTAATCCTCCTTTTTAAATACTCTTAATTCATATTCCTCATTTCTGTATGTAAATTCCATTTTTCCATCCATAGTTAGTAATGATAATGCAACGGCACTGATGGCTTCTTCCGTTACATCTTGTTTTCCCATACC